GCCTATTGAGACGCAAACGCAAGAGGAAATAAGTGTAAACATTGCACCGTTTTATGAGACCAGTATAGAATCTACAACTGAAGCTGGTGGTCTAAGAAAATCTCCACAATACCAACAGTATAAACAAGGGTTGCAAGATACGGCAAATGAGTTAGGATTAGAAATTGAAATAGAAGAAGGTGTAGGTGGTTATGTAAATGATGCGGGGAATAAGATAAGAGAAATAAGTAATGTAGTAAAATTAAAGAATGCTACACTACAACAAGCAGCAGAATACGCAGCAATGTTGGCTGCATTATCTCCTGAAGTTCAAGAATCAAGTATAGCTGCTGAGTATGTAGCAGACGATTCACCAGGCGTTACAGGACAAGAGTATACACTGGAAGTATCAGATGCAGAAGGTACCTTTCAAGCACTGAAAGAAGTAGGTATTGATGAATATACTTTGAATGAATCAAATAATTTATTAACTTTGTTCAAGTTTAATGACGCTACAGAGGTAGATGTCCTTAACAAATTACAAGCATTAAAAGATAATTTAGATGGCAGAAACATCCAACACACCGCAAAAACAAGGGAATCAATCAAAAGTGAATATATCACAGTTGAGGAAAGAAAATCGTTTCTTGCAACTCTTCGAAGGAATCTCATCAACCAAGGCAAAGAGGGGACAAACCTTTATAAGAAGGTCATCTCGGCGATAAACAGAGACGCAGAGAGTCAAGGCATATCCCCTAACGAATATATAGGTACACAAGAAGCACCACAAGTAACGGCCGACCAAAGTCGTGTAGAAAAAATAGCACAAGACATAAAGAAAAAAATACTTAGTCGTAGACCAAAGTCTATGAATCCTGCTTACATAGTAAAGCAAGTAACTGAATATTTAACACAAACCAAACTACGTTCTGAACTGAATGATGTTCAGTTTGATGCGTTAGTTAGAAAGGTTACGGAAGATTTAGGAGTCAAGGTTAAAAAAGGACCAAGTGTTAAAAAGATACTTGGTAAACCTAAAGATAAAAAGGTTGTAGTAAATGAAAGAGTAGCACTTAAAGACCAAATAAGAAAAGAAGCTAAAGCTGCAAGAGAAGGAGCAGCTGCTTATAAAAAGTCTATGAAAAACATAGCTGGTCTAATAAGTAGCTTTGGAAAAAACCTTGGTAAGATTTCACAAGCTAAAGTAAAAGCAGTTACAAAAAGATTTGCAAATGTAAATCTAAATAATAAAAAATCTGTAGATAACTTCTTGACATTTGTAGATAATGTATTTACAAAAGCAGATTATGTACAACGTTTAAACACTGCCAGGAAACAATCCAGAAAAGCTAAGAAGCAAGTGGGTGGAGCAAAGACTGGTGTATTACCAGCTGATTTAAAAGCTGCGTTGAAGACAGTGTTCAGTATAAACCCTGCACTCATACCAGAACCTTTATTAGATTCTTTTATAGAACTTACATCTGAGTATGGCTCAGGTAAAAAAGTTCCTTCGTTTAAAAAAGCTCAAGAAACTTTACCAAAAGCTCTGGAGATAATTAATGGTGTCCAGGAAAATATAAATGAAGATATTGATTCGATTAAAGCTGAGCCTACACCTGATGATTTTGATGCAGATGCAACTATTAAAACTATATCTGAAAAACAAAAGACAGTTACTGAAGCTGACTTAAATAATATACCAGATAAAAGAGCTAAAGAAGATGCGCGTCAAATATTAAACATGACTCCAGAAGAAATGAAACAACTGGATGATTCTGATTTAAAAGTATTAGACCAGATAATAGAAAACATTAAGAATGGTTTTGCTGGTAAACCAGTTACTGACATAGCAACAAAGCTTAATGCTATAAAAAGTTTTAACCAAGTTAATCCTATCATTCGAGCCTTTACACAAAATAAATATGTAGATGCTATAACTAATCTATATAGTAAAATAAAAAATGCAAGAACAAAAAGAGGGTTTTTAACAGAAAGAATTCGTAGTCTTTCAACTTTCTTTATTGATGATGTGTTTGGAAATAGAAATAGTAAAACACTTTATAACAATACGTTTGGTAAGATAGCCAGGTCTTTAGAAACTGTTAAATCTAAAATAAAAAGATTAGAGACAAAAGTAAATGCAGCTGAAAAATTATTAAACACTGACGGTAATAGATTAGGTATAACAAGAAATGCTTTAGTCAAAAAGAAATACAAACTTAGAGTGTTACAGTTACAAAGAGAACATGAATCTAATTTTGTTGACGGTAAACCTAACGCAAAGACTCCTCCTGCTATAGACTTTATGAATAAAACAATAGACGCTATAGAAAATGAGGGTATTTTAAACGAACAAGATGCAATAATACTTAAAGAATTAAAAGCAGAGTTTGAAGTAGATGGACAAATAAGTTTAGAAAAAATAGAAAACTCTTTAACCGCTAAAGAAAAGAAAGCCCTGGCGTTATATGATGATGTGAATAATTCTTTAGCGTCTGAAGCTGAATATAACGCAGCTAATTTACATGGTCAACCTGTTGAGTTATATAATAATTATAGTCACCGTTATGTTATAGACCCTAAAACAAAGAACGAACAAACCGTACAAAAATTAGTAGACAAAGTAAATAACAATGTAACAAGCACGAAATCAAATACAATAGTCACCAGAACAAATGGTGCTAAAGCTATTAGTTTTGACCCAAGCTTTTCAGCAATGCGTGGAGCTCAAGAAACTATTATGGATTATGAGATGACCCAGACATTAAGAGAAGTAGACCAAACTATAAAAAGAGTTAAAGAGGATGCGAAAAGCGGAAGTAAAGATGCGAAGCAAGCGATAAATGCTATTGAAAAAGCTAAGACAGAGGTAGTAGATATTATTTTAAAAGGAACATATACAGATACGCCAAGTGATAACTTAAGTACAATGAACTTAATGCGTCTTGGTTATCAAGCCACCTTAGGTTCTATATACAGAATGGGAGCTGAAATTGTAGCAAACTTTGGTATCATGTTAAAGAATCCTGCTATGGCAGCCAGAGCTTACAAAAGCTTTGCCACGTGGGTTGCTAATCCAAAAAATGTTACAGCTGGTTTTGATGCCATGACAAATCTTAGGTCATCACAAACAAGTAAACTTTATAATGCTGACGTAATGGAATCTAAACATACACAAATGTCAGACTACGGTGGTTTAGATGCTAAAGCTGGTTCAGCTACAAGTCGTTTAAACAATGTCTTTGGTGAAATTTTAAAATATACAGGACTAAAACTAACAGGTAGAATAGTTAATTCAATAGCATCAAACATAATAACTTTTCCTGATAAAGCCATGTCACGTCCTTTATGGTTTGGTAAATGGGCAGACTCCTTTGAAGCCCAGGTAAAAGAAATAACAGGCGAAGATGTTAAGATTTCTAAAAAAGATTTTCAAGAAATAGCAGATGGAACATCGAGATATTTATCTCCTGAGTTTAAAGAAGCTCGAGATAATGCAACAGCTATGGCAGATGGTGAAGTAGTTACCATGGCAACTTCTAATAATGCAGCTGATGCCATTATTAAAAACATGAGAAGAACAGATGATAAAGCTGGTATGTCAATATACAGAATGGCTAATTCATACATGGCAAGATTTAGTTTGTTTGAATTTGCGACTGCACGAAATGCAATCTTTGCTTTATTTAATAAAGGTGACTTATCAAAAGCTGAAGCTGCTGGTCTACTTGCTGGTATTACTTTTAGAATGTCTGCATATATGACTGTGTATGGTATGTTGACAAGCGCATTAGATGAAGAATTATTTGATGCAAAAGATGATAAAGACGAAGAAATAGAAGATGTAATGGCAAGACAAATAGTAGGAGCAATGATATCTCTTCTTGCAAGACAATCATTAGGAAACATCCCTATGCTACCAATTAATTTCTACTTAGAAGAATCAGTTAACAGAAATTTATTAGAAGAATTAAGAGATGGTGAAGAGTATGATAAGTATAAACACTCTATTGTGTTCAGTCAGATAGGTGTTGAAGATTTAAAAAAGAAAAGCTTAGAGGAAATATTCGTTGACTCTTTTGCTGGTCCTTATGGTCCAATTATAAATACTTTGTCTCGATTAGTTAAGGTGGGTATCTCGTCTCAAACAGCACAAAAAAAAGAGACAAGAGATAAAGCTATGAAGGAAATAGAAGAAAGGTTAATACTTGAAGTGTTGGGTAATTTAGGACTTGTTCCTTTATATAAAGATGTACGAAGAGTAGTAATTAAAGATATGTTTCCGCCCGAAGAAAAACTTACTCCTGAACAAAAGAAACGTTTAAAAAAAATAGAGGAACAAAAAAATAGAAGACGACCTCAAAGAGGAAAAGGTGGAGACAGAAGAACTACAACAAATAGAAGACCTAAGAGAGTTAGAGTAAATACAAGATGAAATACTTTGATGAACATAAATGTATGATGGACAGTTATAAATTGTTAACTGGTAAAGCTTCTTATGAAGAGTTGTTAGATGATGATAATAACCCACCAGCATTTATATTTAATCCAACTAAACCAGTGGTGTCTATGGAGGATGATGTCTTTGATGTGTTGATGGAATACTTTGTAGACCTGGAGGACTATGAAAAGTGCGCTGAATTAAGAGAACACAAGCGTCTTAATTCTTACTATAGTTTGTCCTCTCCGCTTGTAACTTATAAAAGTGGAATGCCTGCATTCCGCTCACGTGGGAATCGGTTGGGAAAAAATACTTCCAACCCTTAGACCTTCCTCTATTAATATAATAACAAAAAGCTACAGCCAGTTTACCGCTTTGTTTAAGTGTTGATGTTTTCTTAAAATTTATTACAGCTGAATCATCTGATAGTGGTATAATATCTTCAACTGAAAATGTTTCTTTGTTTTGATTTCCATCCCGATTGAAATTAGAAAATCTGTCTGCTATAGTTTGAGCAAACTTTTTAAGCTCCAAGGCTCTATCTCTATTCATATTTCGTCTGTTAGTGATTGTATTAATTCGGCCATGACTTTGCAAATATTCTGAGCTGTTTGCTTGGCCTTCTCGTTATCACGGTCCATTAAATCCTCATATAATTGGTCCACCAAGTCATGACTACTATTTGTCACGTGGTTAATGTGAGAAATAGACTGGTTGTCATTTTTCGATATGGGTGGCGTCATCAATTATTTATCCATAGAATCAAGTAAAAGTTTTCCTTTGGATTCGTCTATAGATTTTATCGCTCGGTAAATATTTCTTGATTGGGTTCGTACATTCTTTTTTTCCCCTATTGTACTGTCCGTTCCCAAGTTCGCGTATTGAGTGCAATCTATATGTAACAATGTATCAATCTTTTTTTTGTCTGACCAGGTGATGTAAGATAAAATCTTATCTATATCAGTAGCTTTATATTTACAATCTTCAGACATTTTGTAGCTCGTTTAATTGTTTTTGTAATAGTCTCGACTCCAAATTAAGCAAAAAAATCCTATCTTGCAAATCTTTTATCTGCTCAGAACGTTTGGTATAACGCTTTAAATGGTAGTTTTCACCCCACTTTTTTAACAATTCTACTTTTTTTTCTGCTAAAGATTTGTTGTATTTAATCATGTAGGGTAGTTCATTATAAGCATGTATAACAGTAGCATGGTTTTTGTTAAAAACTTTTGCTATCTCTTGATACGTCATGTTTAAACAGTCTCTTAAAATACTGTAACAAACAGCTCTGGCAAGTATGTATTGTTCTTTCCGAGAATTAAGATGAATGTCTATTTGGAAAACTCTACTGGCTTCTAATAACAAGTTTTGGATAGCTGAATCTTTCGTCGACATTTAAATTTAATTTAAGATTTATAAAGTCTAAGTATTCATCCATGTCAATAAACTGTAAGTCACTTAACACTATGAAATTTTCTTCAGACTTTGTGATTTCTATAATAAAAGGAATAGCTTCTCCATAATGATAAACTAATCCAGCTCGTACATGTGAGCATAATCTATTCACCTCCAGTTCAGGAAGGTGCTCTTCAATATACAGAGCGATAGTTAAAGATAAAGTAGATGGTAAATTTTCTAATGCTGAAATAAAATAATCATCTAATTCAAAGTCCTTTACGTACGATAACTTTACATCCATGTTCTTCAAGTTCTTCAATTCTATATTCTTGTAGCTTTGAAACTTTCCCATTTGTTTTTTTGACTTCGATAAATTCAACATCAGAGTTTGGCGGTATGGCTATTAAGTCAGGGATACCATTTTTGTTTGTCATCTTTAACTTAATAACGTAGTAGCCTTTAGCCTCCATCTCTTTAATTACTTTAGCTTGTATCTTCTGCTCCGTCATCACCTAAAGTTACTAAATCTTTCTTGAAATGATTGAGCGTATAATCTTTCTTTTTAACAACAGCTTTGTAGATTTGTTTTTCAATACCTGTTTTAGAAAATACCCAGTATATCTTATTATATAACCTATCTTTTGTTGTCATTCTATCTCTTGATTGCCAGTAACTTGTAGCACTGAAATCAATATTGTAGTAAACTAAAGCTTCTGCTTTACGTAAACTAATTCCCTCACGCCCACTGACTATTTGTAATGCAATGGAGCGTGGTGTAGTGTTAAACACGTCAAGTGTTTCACAAAGTAAATTACCGTATTCTTCTTTTAATGCTTTGAGTTCTTCCTTAAATTTGTAGAAGATTGCTATCTTTTTACCAGCAAACTTGTTTCTAATAAAGCTTGCTTTGTTAGTACACAAAACCATGGAGTTACCACTTTCAAACTTAATAGTTCCTGAGCTCATTTGGTGAGTCTTTATCATTAACTTTACAGGAGTGTCTGCCAGTATTACTTCGTCTTCACCCCTCAATACTCTATCTTTAGAAAGTTTTTTCATCATGTCTGTAACATCAGGACAAATGTCCACGTATAAAATCTCCTCGTCTGTTTGAACTTTAAAGCCAGCTTCTTTTTGTGAATAAGATATCATATACTTTCTCATGACTTTAAGTATATCATCTCTACCCCTTGAGTAATCATTGATAGGGAAACCATTTATAATTTTCTTTGTAACAGTCACATAATTATTTGCAAACTGATAAAAGTTTTTGCAGTAAGCAAAAGGATTTGATGGTATACCAGACACTTGATGATACATTTGACTATACGATTCTGGGGTTGGGGTTCCTGATAATAAAATAACACGAGGGTGATGAATATTTATTAACCGTTTTATTTGACCACTTCTCTTATTTTGTTTTGGATAAGCACCAATAGTATGTGCTTCATCTATAATGAGACAGTCATATATTGTCTCATGAGACACTTTATGCAGAGACTCATAATTAATTACGTGTAGTTTAAACGGTGCTTGTAACAAACTCATATCATTTTCAATACTTGATATAGCTTTTTTCTTGGTAACAAACAAAACATTGGTTGCGTTTAAACGCTGGCATATACTCAAGCTTGTCAATGTTTTACCAGTCCTAACTTCCATAGCCAGGTACACGAAACCGTAACGTGTTACAAGCTCTACACCCTGTGTTACAATTTGTTTTTGATATGGTCTTAGTTTAATCATTAGAATGGAAAATCTTGTTGTTCATCGAGTTCATGTTTGTTTCTAAACCTAATCCACCTGGCGTGCATATCTCTTCCTTCTTCGGGTGCACAGCCATAATGATATAAAGAAAATGCTACAAGCCACTTTGAAAATCTAACCCTGGATACACTCATTCTTGACTTAGGTGCAAAGTCAGGATTGTCTTCAACAAAGTCAGTATACAATTCATTCTTTGGTATCTTACCGCCAACCTTTAATTTTTCATGTATAGGATTGTCTCCTATAACCCCACACCATTCTATAAATTCATGACATGTTTCTGCAGAAAGTTTTCTAATCTTTAAATTAACAAACTCACTCTTCATTAATCCTTTTTCTAAGTAAAGCTGCAGACACTGAATCATATAGTTATCAAACTGACACCACTCTTCATCGTTCCAATCTCCAAACATAAGTTTACCAAACTCTTCGAGTGGAGTATAATCTTTATTATAATGGTGAGCTAACTCAAGCTCCCACTTACGTCTTTCAAATGATGTACCTTTTCCTTTGATAGCGTAGTTGGTTGTAATAGTTATCTTAGGTGACTTAGCAAATGGTATCTTGATTGCGTCTTTGTTTTTCTTTTCTAAGGTAAGACCCTCAGTAACAACTGAAAACAATCTTTCAAAATCAAAATGCTTTTTCACATCATCAAAACACAGCACTTGTGTATCTGCACTTACAAGCTGATATGCAAACGAACGCTCAAAGTTGAAAGACTTTCCGTCAATGACTACAACTTTTTTCATGTGACTCAATCCGTTTACCCACAAACCTTTACCACTACCACCTTCAGGATTGTCTGAAATCATTTCATCATTCAGTATAACAGCTGGACAATACGCCAGGTTCTTCCAACCGTGAAGCATGTAGCCAATAGTAGAACGCATACTGCTTGCTCTCTGAATGTCGTTACCACAAATGTTTTGAATAAACTTTTGATAATCACAATCTATACTTTCACAAAGAGCGAAGTCTCTGTCAATAACGTGGTCTTTCCAAACGTATCCACCAAGGTCTAAGTAATCAATTTGTTTTATGTTGTTGTATGTAATTTCAACAGCTCCGTTTCTATAATACAAGTAAGAAGTATCTTTTTTATCTTCAATAAAATAAACATCGATAGATGAAAGAAGGGTCAAGAACTCTTCACGAAAGTATCTCGTATGTTCAGCAAAGTAATTATAAACAGATATGTCGTCGATTTCCAGCAGATAATTAAGTATATAATCTTTGATTTCTTTTTCAGAGGTATGGTCAATGAGGTTGTTAGTAACCTTGACAAAGACGTAATTCTTTGAACCTTCAGGACAAAATTTATAAAAACCATTCTCTTCTAAAAAGTTTTTGAAAGATATGTGTACAATCTTTATTACACCCTTTTCATTCTTTGTCCAGAACTGATGATTACTTTGCTCTTCCTCTAATCTATTAATAACATTCTCTACTAAATTAGGGTCAAGCTCTGTCAACTGAGTTCTTAATTCTTTTTTAGATACACCTCTTTTAAGTTTATGTTTTATCATGTTTACTTTCTCATCATCTTCATAATACTTAGTGCCAAAGTTTTGTAACTGTGCATAAGCTGAATCAATAGTTCTTTTAATTTCAGAGCGTTTAAACGTAGTGGTTTCAAATCCACCAAGAACATATTCAGCGAGTGTTTTTGTAACTCCGTAATCGTTGAAAGCTGCAGCTAATACATAAGCATTGTTGTTTCTTTGACCCTCGCTCATTGGGTATTTCTTTTGCCACCACTTTACTAATATTTCTACAATTTTATTTTCATCAGTAATAGGTATGGTTTGATTGTCAACATTCTTTATAACCTCATTGTATTCTTTTTCCTCTTGCTTATCCCACACACTTGCGTTCTCATTGATATGTATAAGCGGGTCATAGCTTTCATAACACACACGTGATACATTCTTACAAGTCTTATCAAACTGTGGAGAATTAAAATGTTTTTCCAGGCTATTGAAATAACTTACATGATTTTCTGGGATAGGTGGTATCTTAACAATAGCTTTTAATCCTTTACCCGAAGGCGATATAAAAACAGAATAAACATATTTATTTTTTGAAAGTCTTTCTTTTTCTTGTAACAAATCTCTTTGTGAATCGTAGCCGTCAAAGTCTAAACAAATTAAACCACTATGCTGGCTAAGGGATTTATCATTACGCTTTGTAAATTTACCACTGAAACAAATAGCTGGAAGCTTTTGTTTTAAATTATTAATTTTATCTTTATCTTTTTCTTCTCTAATTCTTTTTACTAAATCTTTTGAAGAACCCTCCTTTATTCTATTTAAAATAACTACAGCTCCCCTATAAAAGGGTTGAGATGTAACCTTTATATCTTTAAATATTGTTATTTCCATTCTATTTAATTCTATTTTTTATGACGTGAATGACAAAGTAAAGTAATAATATAGATGTAAGTAAATATAAAATCAAAATTATTCTGTCTATCGTTTTATTTAATTTGAGTTAGTCATAGTCAACATAAAAAAGGGGAAGGTTAAAATGTAGTAATGTGAATTCTCTCTTCACCTATCCCCTAAATTATGCCGTGCCTTTCGGCTTCCAAAATTTTTAGAATCCCAAGTCGTCCTGAGGTTCAGGCTTCCAAGTGTTCACTTCAACAGAATGAGTTTTGCCATATTCGTCAGTCTCTTTTTTCTTGTTGACTTTGAGTTTAGTGTACCACTTACCTTCGTACTCGAACCTATGTTCTTGTGGAATCTTTGATAGGCAAACACTAATCTCAATTAGATTACCGTCAAACTTTTCAACTCCGCTTCCACAATATAACTTTTCGTTCTTAACTTCTGTACTCATATTATTTAATTTTAATATTACGCTCCAAAATATTCACAGCATTTAGAATGGTTGACTCCCTTTCCTCTTTGCTCATGTAGATAGTTGGAACTTCTATCCACAATTTTTTATCATCAGTTTTATAACGACGTTTAAACGACTTATAGAACTTCTGTATATATGTAATCATTGATGTCGCAAGGCGCATCATTACTAAAAAATTTCTCATAAACTTTAATTGCTTTTTTAACATTGTCTTCTCCTTTGTCTATAAACTCTTGACTCGTAGGGAAAACTTTTAATAACCCATCGTTCTTACCTATAGCCACAAAGACAAACGGTTTACCAAACAACTGCTGGTATATGTAGGCTTGTGAATTGTAGCAATAAGCAGAACATGAATGTCTAAACTTGAATATGTCAGAGCTGGTTTTTAAATCTACAACAGCTCCGTCTGGATAATCCATAATAAAAGTCTCACCGTCATGCTCAATCTCCAGCTCAAATGGTTCGTGAACCAATACATCACACTTGCCTTTGAACATGTGTCCATGTATTTCTTTTATGTTAGGTACTTCATACTCAGTATTAACACCGTATACCAAATCAAATACAGTCCAGTTACTTAACATCTTATCAACCAACTCATCTAACGCTTCCTTTTCTTTTGTCAAAAGGACATCGTACTGGTCAAGCTGTTGCTCAATCTTATACTGTTTAAACGCATTGGTTGTTCTTGATGAAGCATTGAATACTGGTATCGTGTCTATCTTTTCTGGCTCCAGAATTTTTGTATGAAAGTACCTTCCTTGTAATAAGGGTAAAGTCTTTTCTGATTTATTAAAGTCAGTAGGCTTGTAAAGTAATTGTCTGATATTAGAAGCAGATAAAAACTGCTTTCCAAACTTCCCATAATACTCTGAATCCTTTTGAAGCTTCTTAAGTATCTTACTTCTTTCCATTAATAGCTTTCTTGAGTTTAGTTTTAATGGCAGGAGTTACCTTATACTTTGTTGACAGCTGTGCCACAATGTAATCCAAACCTTTATCTTTATTCTTAGCTACGTACATCAAGACCTTGTCCCACTTGTCTGTAGTTAATTCAAAGGTTTGCTCCTTCTGAACAGGTTTATCTTTGGCCTCGTTTAAACGACCTGTGTCTTCCCCTATCCACAACGATAAACCAAGTCCGTGCATTGCAATAGCTTTAGCAGTAGCTCTTTGTATTGCATTGTTAACATCGAATGAAGTTATCTTTGTCAAAGGGATAGAACGATTAGCGTTATCTAACACTGGCAGATAATCAATGTGTTCAATATCATTAATAACTATTCCAACTTTTACATTAGCAAACTTACCGTCAGTGAAATAGGGCATGCCCATTTCATTTTCATAAACGATTCTGTTTGCAGTTGGATACTCTTGCTTGACGTAATGCCAAGCCCAAGCCCAAGACAAGTAATCATACCTGCCTTTCTTTTCAACCTTATCGGCTACTGAGATTGCACTCAGATTTTTATAAACATTTTCCATATTATAATTTATTAAGTTCTGTTTTTAAATTTGTATACTTATTAAGTA